AAACAGCATTTGTTGAACGTGTGCTGCCAACGCTCCGCGCAGATAGAACAATATTTGGCAAGTCCCCTTATTATGGTGGAATAACAGGCACTTCATCAACTCCTAATTTTGAGAACGACTTTGATTGGTGGTTATCTCAGGAACAGAACATGAACAAGGAGTTGGTTGACTGTATTATGAATATTGCTTTGCGGGTACATCATGCGAAGTTCAATGCTAAAACATCAGAATCAGCAAAAGAAATTGTTAAATTTAATCGCTTTATAAAGAGATGGGATAAAAGACTATCAGAGTTGAGACGTGGGCAAACCACGTATTTAAAAGGAAGTTCTTTTACAAATTTGGCAGTGCTTGGACTTGATTATATTACTAATCAATACAAAGGATCCGCAGCCAATATCGAGAAATTTAACTTATCGATTCTCGGGATTCGACCAAAGAAAGTAGGGGAAATGTTCTTTGGCAAATTTGGAAAGCAACACATATATACCGATAGTTACGATTATGCAAATATTGATTCCATTGACAAAGCTCTGTCTGATGAAAAAAATACAAGTATAATTTCAGACGGACATACTAAAACATCGCTGGACCTTAAATACTGTCGGAGCGATAAACCGCTTATAGCAGGTTTCGACCCGGGGCACTTTATGAGCATTGTATTTGCTCAGGAGCATAGTAAATATGGGAAAACAGATTTACGTGTATTTAAAAATATGTACGTTACTCATCCGGAGCAGCATTTTGAGTTGGCTCAGAAAATTGCTGCATTTTTTAAAAATCATCAGCGAAAAAAAATATTTCTTTATTACGACCGTGCTGCTAATCAGCGAAAAAAAATATATGAGAATAACCAAAGTGGGAAAACAGACGCTCGTATATTACTGAAACATCTCAAAGATTTGGGATGGGAAGTCGACTTAATGGATCTGGGCAGGGAAACTATTTATCATTACATGCATTATATTCTCCTGAATGTACTTTTTGGCGAAAAACAAAGTAATACCCCAAAAATTAAAATCTGCCAATACGAATGTGAGGAGCTTATTTCAAGTATATATATGAGTCCGCTAAAACGTCAGGGAGGTGAAATACATCTCGATAAATCGAGTGAAGATAAACTTGACCTCGAAGATCAGGCATTCTGGAGTACCCAGATTGGCACTGCTTTAATGTATATGCTTTATGGGCTATATCAAAAATACTTACCTGGTGATAAAATGGACTATACCTATTACTCAGGTTTGTAGTTGTCCTTTAAGAATTGAATGTCATGAACGAAATTCGAGCAATGGAAACTATTAGAGGCATAGAAGCAATTCAAACCATGCGCAATATGAGGTACTCAGGTGTTCATTTCACGATGCATCATCTGACATGGTCTGAAACAAGGCAGAAAACAAATGGATTGCGTGTTGTAAGTAAAGCAAGATTAAGGCCTGCACTTCCACAAGAATTCAGCGATAATATTAACCCTGATGAATTGCTTCCCTATTATGATATTGAAAACGAAAAAGATGGAATGTGTCACAAGGTTCTTATCCGAAAAGTTGCATTTCCACCCGACTATAAATTAAAACAAGTAATTTGGCATGAATACAATTAGCAGATACGGCAGCTACGGTATTGCCGAAGATATAACCGGCAATAAAATAACTTATCAGATTCTTTCTGCAAGTGAAACGCAAAGCATTGAAGAGGATATACTTGCATTTTCGAACTATGGATATGTTGGTGATAGGTTTAATTTGGATGGGTTTACCATAGCGGCCAATGGAGACCGAAATTTATTACCAATGGAGTTGATGTTTTTGGTTAAGGGTAATCCCATACTCCCAGAGGTTCTAAAAAAACAGGTGCGAATACTGTATGGTTATGGTCCGTATCTGTATCAGGAAGATATCAGCGATAATCTACTAAAGCGCAAATGGTTTAAGCGGACGGATTATCCTGATTTTTTTAATTGGCTCGAAAGCTGGACAAAGAATGGATGTACCGATAATGCAGAAACCTACCTGAAGAAAGTAATAATGAATTACTACTATACCGAAGATTACTTCTCGAAGCATTTGCATAATACCGGTAGAAGAATAGGTATGTTCCCGATCCGAGGACTTGAACACATATCCACTACACGCGGAAGGTTGGCATCAGACAAACTCATACCCAATGTTGATGAACTTAAAGACGCTGATCTGAACTGGGTTGTAATTGGGGACTGGTTAAATATGTACACACAACGTATCGAAGCCTATGCCCGTTTTCGGGAAAGCGACCCATTTGCGGATGAAACATGCGTAAGTTATGTTCGTGATGCAAGTTTTGGTGATATGATTTACAGCAGCCCAACATATTACTGGGGCTTAAAAGACTGGATAAAAGGTTCGAATCTTAACCCGAAATACATCAATTCATTTTTAAAAAATTCCTTTGGAGCAAAATTACATTGCATAATACCACACACATGGTTTATTACAATCGAGAAAAAGTTCCGTGATTTATGCGAGGAAAATTCTGAGAGAGAACAGCGTGGTATTTCACTTATTGAAACATTTGAAGAAGTTAAACTGACTAACGACTCAGGTAAGCCTATTGCCTATAATGAGTCTATGGTGCAACAGTGTGCCGATAAAAAGGTTGAAAAACTTATGACAGTTATGAGTGGCGAAGGTAAAAATCAGGGTAAAATATTTTTCAGTCGGGCGTTTAGAGTTCAGGAAGGTATTGAAGCATGGGACTTTAAGGAGATACCAACAAAGTATGGAGATTACATTGATGCTATTATAAAAGTTGATGAAAGAATGGTAAAGGTAATTCTTGCCGGCAAAGGACTTGATCCTGCAATATCTAATGTTGGCAGTGAAGGAGTTTTTAATAATAGTGGGGCACAGGTATATTACAATTACCTTGTTTATCTGAGCAGTCTAACCCATGCTGAAGAGTACTGCACTCAAGATATAAATTTTGCACTGCAGGTTAATTTCCCGAAAATCTATAATCAAGGACTGCGTGTGGGCTTTTATCGCAATGTACCGCAGCGTTTAGAAGACACAAGTCCGGCAAATCGTCCATCTAATAACATACAGTAACATGGCAACAGTAATTCCATTCAAAACCGGAGAAGAAATTAAAGGCTCCCTGAGTCAGATTAATATTGATTTCGATATTGATAACGTACAAAACAGCTTTATTAAAGCCAGCGATTTAATTAAGGATATGATATCGCCAGCCATGTGGCAACTTATGATTGACCACTATAACAGCGATAACTATCAGGCAACACCAGAACCAGTTGAAGAAGGAGAGGAAGCTGACCCCATGACAGCTGTATATACATTGCTTGATATACTGGTAAAAAAGGTGCAGGATCCGCTTGCTAATTTTGGAATGGCCGAGCACTTTGTATGGCTGATGCTACGTATAAGCAATGGTTCTGTTACTGTTGCTAAATCAGAAAACGAAACAACCGCATTTAAGTATCTAACTGATGAAGCTAAAGAACAGTTGGTTGAAACGGCCTATATGTTTTGCAATCAGTTAATTGATTTCATCAACGAAAATACAACATCATGGACAACTTGGGCAACTGAAACTTCTTACTTGCTCCATGCTATTGTACGCAACAATGAGGTTTTCTTCAAGTGCAACGAAGCCCACACCAGTGGCCTAACATTTGACGAAACCAAATGGACTGAATGTGAAGAATATGAAGTTATATTCTGGCAGTGGTTAGAATCGGAACAATATGCCGAATTGAATAATGAGATATTTACGGGATACAAAGACTTTAATAAATATTTCGACATCAACCGATCCGCATACTTCTACTACAAGCTGCGCCACATAATCAATCGTGTGAAAGATGAAGAAATAGAGCCACGAGTGTTTGAAGCAGTTACCACCGACCAACTGCGCACCAAACTAAAACGTGCAACGGCTTATTGCTGCATGGGTATTGTGTGCTACGAATGGGATTTCAATTCGCTGCCGGCCAACATTCGTCGGGTAATATCAAACGAAATGGAATCCTATGGAGTATTAACCAAGAATGCTGACATTGATTTTGTAAAAAATAAAATATCGGAATCATATAAGCAAAAGGCACTCAAAATGTTTGGCGAACTCGAACGCGAAGTTGCGATGCTTGCCGAAGAAAAAGAGAAAGCCGAAACCGGAGTAACGCCGGAGGCTACCGAAGTGTACGAAACCCAATGGGACGAAACTAAACCATACGCATCAATGCTATGATTACAGTTAACGACATTAAAATACCGACAGAGTGGAATGAACTTACAACACGCCAATACATATCCGTCATCGAAGTATTAAAAGATAGTTTTTTTAAAGACGTTGACCCTGCAAAAATTAGGTATGAATTACTGGTTGCTCTTACAGGATATAAACCATCGAAAAAGCGTATCAATTATGAGGACAGCGAAGAAATTAAAAGTAACCTGGCAATTATATCCGCCCATATCCGCTTTCCGTTTCAATATGAATATGCGGAAAAAATCAAATTAGCAGAGTTAAGCCACAATGCACAGACATTTTTGAAAAAACATTTACCCAGTGAATGCTATATTCCGGATTTAAGCTTTGAGATAAAATCACAATTACCACTTACCCCATCGGTTAAACTTGATACACGCTGGGTTAGGAATCCTTTACCTGACTTTGTATTTGCAGGACATAAGTATTATGGTCCACAAATCAATATTGACAAATTTGGAATTCTCGAAACAGATATAACCGCAGGGAAATGGGTTGATGCATTAAGCTATTATAATGCTTTTGTTGAAACTAAATACGATTCATATCTGAATAAAATTGCAAGCTTATTATACGCTACTAAAAAAGGTGAGTCACTCCCAGACAACCCACCACCCTATGCAGTTATTACTTCATATCTTTTAATTGAAAATCTGCTTGAATATATTGTCAATTTTTCTGCATATTCAATCCTTTACAATCGGAGTAAAACCGATAGTGATAATAAAATTTCATTAGGTGCAGAGGCGGCAATATTCGACCTTGCCAAATCAGGTTATGGGTCTGTTGAAGAATTACGCCAAAGAAATCTTGTAAGCTTTTTAAATATGCAGATTGATAAATTGAAAAGCTTTATTGAAGAATGCCGATCTTACAAAATGAAAGATACTGAGATACTTTCAAAATATAATATCCCCTGGGAGGCTTTAAAAAAGTTATAAAATGAATACTGATTTTATTATTAACACGCTGAAATACTTTGCTAAATATCCTGCAAAATCTGCAGTTTTGTCAAATTTCACACGCACTACCGAAAAGATTACAGGTTATACAACCCTTAAAAGCTATATTCAGGCTCTTCCTGAAACAGGTTTATTCCCCGAAATTAAAACATTTATATTCACACTTGACAGCAAAAAACTTGAAAATTATATCCGCAATGCTAAGAGCTATTTTATGCTAATAGAATTCGGACAGATTGTAGGAGCTGAACCTAATACATTGAAAAGCGTTGCTGTTGACTGGTATTTTGCAATAACCTTAGCTCATCCGGCTGATCCTCAGAATACGGATGCTATTGAAGAAGCAATGTTGAGCAATAATTGCCTTGACTTGTGTCTGAAAATACTTCAGCAAATGCGTACTGACGATGTAGATGTATGCCATAGGTGGCAGAACCTTGAAAGCGATGTTATATTGAGCCCCGTAGAGCCATCGATGCTTTTAAATAATGTAGGCTGGACTTTTACATTCAAGAAAAACCTCGATAATATATTTTAATACTTAATGGATAATCAACTTCGCATAAAAACACAGTTTGTATCCAAGGTATTGCAGTCTACTGCCGAAAAAATAAGGCAAAGCCAGCAACAAACTGTAAAAGATTGGAACTTGTTTGAAACTGGAGAACTTTATAAGTACTTGGTAGGACATTTTTCAGTTGGCAATATTGAGGGAGGCGGGAAACTCGATATGCATTACCTCACTTATGCACGTTTTCTTGATATGAGCGATTCTCGTCGTCAACTTAAACGCGAAGGATACCATCTCTATAATAGGATCGTGTATGGTAGGCTTTATCGTAGTGCACTGCCAACGCTCCAGTATGGGTTAACGGATGATATTAAGGACCAGATTCAAAAAGAACTTGAGAAAACATTTACAAACGTAGAATGCAACATATAACAACATGAAGCTATGGCAAATAAATTATCAGATGAAGTCCTGAAATGGACAATAGAAATCAATGGCGACCAGGCTCGCAAATCGTTGCATGAACTTGA